ACATATTGAAAAACATAATTCCGAAATTGTAAATAATGATTATCCTAATGCGGGATTTGATTTGTTTGTACCAACAGAAACAATTGTTCACTCGTCGACATCTGGAATAACTATGATTTCAATGGATGTGAAATGTGAAATGGTGGATACAGTCTATGACCGATCCCTTTCTTATTATATGTATCCGAGGTCGAGTCTTTCAAAGACGCCGCTTATATTGGCGAACCATGTTGGCATTATTGATTCTGGATATCGCGGTAATTTGATTGGTGCATTTCGAAATTTGTCGGAATATAATTATGTTGTGCAGAAAGAGACGCGATTATTGCAAATATGTCATCCGACATTATCGCCTTTTTTGGTGGAATTAGTGGACGAAGTTGATTTGTCGAGTAGTAAAAGAGGGGAAGATGGTTTTGGTTCTACTGGAAAGTGATTTTTACACCTTTTAACCTTTCAAATGCCCGATTATATATGATAATTCTTCCGAAGGCAGGTCGGCGTTTAGAATGTAAAAAGGTGTAAAAATGTATATTTATTCATATATATTTTTTTTGGATTTTTGAATTTTCTTTTTTTGAATTTTTCATAATTGAATAACGAAATTATTATATATATATATATATATGGAAATTTAAATCTTCAATGGTGTGTATTTTTTAATAAATTTATTTTTTCATTTATTTTACAAACCCAATAAGAAATAGTTAATATATCTCTATTTGGTTTTTTATAATTATAATCAACTATATTTTTGTTAATCATATTTATCATTTCTTCAGCATTTGAATATACCATATTATCTCCAAAAATATCTTTGTAACCACCATTAATATTTGATACAGGAATTGCGTTTAACCCAATACATTCATAATGTCTATAACAATCATCTCTATCACCGGACGTTGAAATTACAAATTCAGAATTCAATATATTTGTTAAAAATTCTGTATATTTTAAATTTCCTTTACCACTATTTTTCCCAAATATATCAAACATTTTTCTTATATGATTATTCGGCAAATGGTTATGTAAACTAGCATACTGATTCAATATTTTTATATTTTTATCAGTGTTAATATTATTTGAATTTATAAAATTTATATAAGCATTTATATTCTCATGGCATATTCCATATGGAAATGACATGTATTTTTCATTATTTGTATAAATTGGATTTTGAGATATCCATAAAATAATATTACTATTATTTAATAAGTCATCTGTTTTATTGTTTCTTTTAATTTGTGGAAGATGCCATTGAGATGTTATTATTACAACTTTTACATTATTTTTAATTATAATCGGTAATATTTCATAATAAAAAAAATCAAATAAATCTACTTGAATTTGAATTATTTCAAAATTTTTGATATCATTATAATTTTTATTTTTAATCAAATCATTTCCTTTTAAATCTAAATTCATACCTATATATTTATACCCTGAAGTATTGTGTATCTCGGTGGAAATAAAATGATTACATATAAAATATGGAGCTAATGGTGTTACTAAATATTCAACTGGATTTATATTTTCTAAATTTATATTATCCATTATATTATATTTATTCATTTATTTATTTATTTCAAACGCAAAATAATGAGAGTATTACTTACACGTTCAATTATTTAAAACACCAACAATAATATAAAATTATCATATAATAATTTTATACAATGGAATTGGAACTATTTGAAAAAAAAATATTTTCACAAAATGGCGAAGATGGTATTACTATGAAACTTGTGGAATTAATCTATAATGGAAATACCGATAATAAATTTTATGTTGAATTTGGTGTTGAGAATGGTATCGAATGTAATACAAGAATATTAAGGGAATACTATAATTGGAAAGGATTACAAATGGATGGATCTCATGAAAATGATAAATTCAATTTACGAAAAGAATCTATAACAAAAGAAAATGTAGTTGAATTATTTAGAAAATATAATGTTCCTCAAAATATCAATATATTATCAGTAGATATTGATTTTAATGATTTTTATTGTTTGAAAGAAATATTAACGAATTACAAATGTGATATAATTATTTGTGAATACAACGCAACACATTTAGCAAACGAAGACAAAATAGTAATTTATGATAAAAATGGAGTATGGGATAATTCAAACTATTTTGGAGTATCATTATTATCTTTGGATAAATTAGCAAAAAAATACAATTATTCATTAATATATTGTGACGCAAATGGAGTAAATAGTTTTTTTATTCATAATGATTTGATAAAAGATAAGAATCTACAATTCAAAAATTTAGGAGATATAACGAAAATATATAAACCAGCAAAATATAGTTGTGGTCCAAATGGAGGTCATAGTCAAGACTTATACAATAGAATATTTATTTCATTTGAAGAAGCAATAAATGTATAATTCATATATTCATAATATTAAATAGTTGAATATTCCAAAACTTTATAAGTAATACCTATTTGCGAATTGTTCTCCCAAACACCAGATATTTTCAAATAAAACATAATATTATCTTGTGTAGTGGCGTTTCTGTAAAATTTCAAATTCTTGTTCATAATTTGATTTTTCAATATATATTCGCATTTTTTATCGATATTCCGATATTTCAAATAATATTCCAAAATTTGTTTTTCAATATCCATTATTTTTTGAAAAATCCGCATATTTTCAATATTCAAATCAAAATACATAATATATTTTCCACCATTCCCATAATTATTATATTCATTCACTAATTGATGAATATCTTTCACTATAATTTCAAAATCTATGAAAATGTTGTTAAGAATAAATTCCGAAGTAGAATAAAACATTTTCGTAAAATGCCCATTTTCCATTACAATATTATGTTTAGTTTCCAAAAAACAAACATTATCTATATTGAAACAATTTTTGTTCAAAATAAAATTCATATTAATAAAAATATGTAAATTGCTTTATATATTTTTGAAACAACGAAACAACGAAACAACGAAAAAACCAATGCCGACAATTGAGCGAAAGTACCAACAGTATAATATTATTCTCTTGGTACTAACTCCATAATCATTGGAAATATCGCCGCGATTTCAACGGCACATTTCGCCGCAATTTCACGGTGTTCTTTTTGCGTGCCATTGCCTCCCCGCAATTGGATGTAATGCACCCATGAACGCAATGTGCCGTTCATATACATTCTCGATTTTGTCATGCCCTCTGGCAAAACTGCGCGGGCCTGTTCTTTCGCAATACCTCGTTCAATTGCCCACAAATATGCTTCCGATGCTCGTTCCGCAACATGGCGTTGTTGTAGATGCCAATCAATTTCCAATTCCAAATTGTCCGTCGCTATACTATTTTGTCTGTTGGTACTGTCTTGCATACGCGCTTCTCTCATTTCAAAATCCATTTCAACTACTGCATAACGCTGCGAAAATTCTTGAAAAGAGAACGAACGATGTCTTAAAATCTGTCTGGCAATGTCACGTGTCGTCTCAATTTCCAAACACACATTCACCATTTCAAATGGCGACCAATGCTGATTTTTCATCAAATATTTGAGCAACTTTTCGTTGGTTTCTTTGTTTATTTGATTTGCAGGATTGGATACACGAGCACAATATGCCACTAAATCTTGCAATGATTGGGTTGGTTCTCCTGGCGGTGATTGTGAATAACTGACGAGTTTTACGGAAGACATATGTTTTATTTACGAAAAAATCTTTATTATTGTTATATATATAATATGTCGGCAACATTAAATATGAACGCAATTCCCTATTTTTCATGGAAAGGACAAACTTTGCAACAAATAACGAGTGTTTATAAAAAAAATAAGAAAACTTTGAACTCTATTCCTGGTAAACAAACCGAATTGCGAGAAACACCTAGCAATAGCACTTTAACAGTAGGTAGCTGTATTGTTGCCGGAGAACTTATGCGAGCAATGCCTCTTCCAATATATCGAAGAGAAATTGCCAGTATCAAGAATCCAAGTTGTAGCAGAAATTCTTCTACTATTGCATCATTTGAACAACCTGGTGGTTCAATTGTCAATAGTAAAATAAAAACGAATACAGGTTTAGTGAATGTATTAGACAATAAACCGCCATCAATTGCAAATGCAACAACATTGACAAGTGAACATCCTGGTAAATGCGCGTCTAGCTGCATATTATCACCAGAAGTCAATGCAAGACGTCGTGTAAGAAGTGCAGGAATGAATCGTCCTCAATTCAAACCCGAAAATAACAATGATCGCACTTATTTTACAAGTACGCCCGAATATTTGGTTTCAAGAAATCGGACTATTAAACAGAATTCCTATGTTTATTTCAAACAAGGTACATCGGGAGTTCAACCAAATACTGGAAATGCGAAATCAAATATTTATCAGTCAGGAAATACATACACACCAGCAGGAACGAGTCATTGTAGGCAACTTATTATCGATGCATCGCACAACAATAATTATTTCAGTTATAATTGGATAGATGGAGAAATGTATGATGTGTTTATTCCAGATGGAAATAATTATAATGTAGATACCTTAACTAACGTATTTCAAAAAGTTATGGTTAATAATGGACATTATTTGATGGATACAACTAAAAGTAATGCAAAAGTATTTTTATTATCTATTGAATATGATACAGTGAATGGTATAGTAATATTACAAGCACCACCAGCTGTTAATTTTAGTAATATAGATAGTAATAATGATCCTACTACCGGTATTGTATTGTATAATGTATTTGATTACAATACTGGATTTCCTACTGGATTATATGATTTTGCAACAAATGGTAAATGGTTTCCTTCAAATGATGGTATTAATAAAACGGGACTTGCAATAAATATAGGTTTTTACAGCGATGGTAATTTACGTAATAATTTTGGAAGTGTAGTGGGTTTCGTGCCAAATTCTTATATTGGAAGAAATGTTTCTACTTTTTATCCTCAAATTGCGCCAAATTATGTGCCTCTTTATTACAAACCTAGTAATATTATTTTTGGTATTCAAGGTCCGGTGGATTCCAGTACATATACTGACAGGGTAAAATTGAATGAAGTTACACGAAACGGATATTTGACAAAATCTGGTTTTGGTACTGCAACAGCAAATGCAATGGCATATGGTGTTTCTGAACAGCCTTATACATTAAAAGATAAACTTGGATTTAAACTTACAGCTACGCCTATAATCAAAGCAGATGGTAGAGTATGCAGCGATACAAAATTTATTTACAGAATGTAGAAAATTTATTTACAGAATGTAGAAAATTTATTTACAGAATGTAGAAAATTTATTTACAGAATGTAGAAAATTTATTTACAGTTCTGTTATAAATATATTTGAATTTGTTGGAAAAACATTGTACGGAACTCGATGTTTTATACACCAATCAACGGATTTTTTAATATTTGTTTTTATTAATAAATCAATCTTGTCAAATTTACATTTATTGTCCATCAAAGAAAATGTATAATGTATATTTTGTATTTGTTTTTGCCCGAAAATAGCATTATATTCTTCTAATTTTTGCAAAAATAAATAATTTGTAGGTAATTTCAAAAATCGAAAACAATGTTCATGTTTCATACTATTCATTTTTTCAAAACATTCATAAAAATATTTATAAAAATCATTTGAATTTTCATATAAAAATCCATTACAAACAATATATTTCTCTGAATTTGCATAACGACTTGTCTGCGGTTTGACAATATATGTTTTTTCATAAAAAGATGACAATAATTCCAACAAATCCACTGTATGTTGCATAAAACAGTCAAACAATTTCAATATAAAAGACCCACCTTTTTTCTGTAAACAAACCGCATATGCGATTTGCGCAAAAAGTAGTTTTCCAATCATAATTTCCTGTTGGTTGAAATCCATTGAAAAATCAAATCCGCCATCTGCAGTGACAATATCCATAGATGAAGCATATTTTTTGGAAACATATTGAAAATTTTGCAAATTTAATATATTTCCAGTTTCATCTATTCCATTTTCCAATATTACATTACTTTCAAATTCTTTCAAAAAATCAACGCTTTTTTTCCAAGAAGGAACATTTACATCCGTTTTATCATCTAATAACGTCATTCCATAATAAATATCATTAATATTTGAGCGTGAACGTGCAATAGCTTCGATAAATCCACCTGGTCCTTCTGCCAAATGAAAAGTAGTCATTTTTTTTTCATTCAAATGAATCAAATCGAATAATTGACATAATTCCAACATTTTGAAATAAGAACGTGAAAGCGGTTTTTGTTTTGAAATACATTTTTTTCGGAATGGAATAATAGTATGTATATATTCAAAGGGATTCGTATATTTTTTGTAAATATCCCATTCATTTTCTCTATTATCAATATTCTCTTTCATTGCATATAAATATCGTGCAAGTGAATTTGAAATAAAAATAGGTGGAGAAGATTTATCGACAGAAGATTTATCGACCGAAGATTTATCGACCGAAGATTTATCGACCGAAGATTTATCGACCGAAGATTTATCGACCGAAGATTTATCGACC